CCCTTCTCGATCTTCCCCTCGGCGACCATCTGATTGAACGCATCCTGCGCCTGATGGACGGCGTCCACCCGTTTCGCCGCGGTCTCGGCCTGCTTTGCGAGAAGCTCCTGCTTCTGGGCCAGAAGCTCCGTGTTCGTCGGATCGAGCTTCAGGAGCTTCTCCACGTCCTTCAGCTCCTTCGAGAGGCTGCTCGATTCCTTGTTGATGTCCTTCAGGGCCGCGGACAGCCCCGTTGTGTCGCCGCCGATCTCGACGGTGATGCCCTGAATCTTGTCGGCCATGTCGTCACTCCTTTCGTCCGTATTTGTCCCGGAGCGTCTCTCTGTCCGGCTCCGTCTGCTCGAGGATCCAGCATTTTTCGAGGTATTCCCGCCCGCTCTCGGTGGATTCGCATTCGTGGATCAGCGCGTCCCGCAAGAGAAGCCGGTATGTGTAATAACACAGCTCGTCCACCTCGAAGATCGGGATCCGGGCGTAGTCGGCCACCAGCTTTTCCGCGCGGGTCTCAATATCGTAATGTCCCGTACCGTCCTCGGAGGGATAGTACGGGATCATCAGTTTTTTGCGCCGGACACCTTGCCCTTGATGAACGCCGTGTATTCGTTCATGATCTCGATCAGCACCGGAAACGGCACTTCCGAAAGATCTTCCTCGGTCACGGCGCGGTTTTCCCGGTTGTACGAGAGGATCTGCGAAAGAACGCGGTAGGTCGCGGCCAGATCCGCGGTGTTTACCACGCCCATCTGCTCGATCAGCCGCTTGGTGGCGGGGAGCACATGGATGCACTCCCCGTCCGTCAGCTCGATTTCCAGCGTCGGGATCTGCGCGGTTTTCAGCGTCAGCATACCGGCCTCCTTATTCGCTCAGCTGCGGGATCGTCTCGTCGATCTGGATCAGCGTCCCGTCGCTGTCCTGCGGGAAGGCCGTGAACTCGGCGTCGATGGTCGTCTCCGCATCCTTGGCGAAGGCCAGCTCGAAGCCCGCCTGATTCTTCCCGACGATCGTGACGCGGAGATCGCCGTCCGCCGCGTCCGGGTGGAAGAACCGGATCAGGTACTTCTTGCCGTCGTCCGTACCGCCGCCGATCTTCAGCGTCCGCTTGCCCGGCGCGGAAGAGGTGGCCGGGGTCTCGGTCAGGCGCGCGCGGGCGACGAGCTTTTTGAGGGTCTCCGTGTTCCAGGTCATGATGCCGGTGCGTAAGGTCGCGTCCTCGTCGGTGGTGATGGTCTTCGAGACCTTGCCGTAGTCGTCGATGGCCTTGTAGGTCGTAGCGGAGTAGGCCAGCGTCGCGCCGCCCTTGATGTAGCCGAGCCGGTTGGCGTCCGTCTCGATCGATGCGTCCGCCGGGATGGTGCCGCCCGTGAACTCGGTGCAGTACACATACCCGGATCCCAGCACAATTCTGTCGCTCATGTCAGGTTCTCCTTTGCTTTGTGGTGATGGTAAAGGTGTACGAAATCTGGTACACCGCCTCGTAGTAGTTCTTTTCCTCGTGCTTGCGCGGCCCGTACCGCTCGATCAGGGCCTCGAGCCGGTCTTCCAGCTCCCAGTCCTTCCCGGTGGTGTAAAGCTCCACCGTGATCGTGTCCTCCCGGACCGCCGCGCCGAGGCTCACTCCGTCCGGAAAGCCGCCTCCCTCCGGAACGGTGAAGACGGAATCGGAGATATACCAGGAAATAAAAGGGGAGACGGGATCCGTCAGATCTCCGTACCCGAACGGGATGCCCATTTCGCCGAGAAGCGTGTTCATAAAGTCCCGGACGTCCGTCGATTTCACGTTTTCCTCATCTCCTCCCGAATCAGCTCAGGGAGCCGTCTTTCCGCCAGCGCCGCGCCGTAGGAAATGTGCGGGTGCGGCTTCGTGTTCCCGTGCAGCCGGTGATTCACGTCCACGATCCGGTGTCCGTGCTCCAGAAGATGCGTCAGCCGGTAGTGCGGCGCCTTCACCTGCCACCGGACCCGCTTGTTCTGCTCGTCCTCGAAGACGGTTTTCAGCTGGAAGGCCTTTACATAAGCCCCTGACCGGCTCCGGAACGTGGTGTGGGCCTTGATCTCCTCGTTCATTTCTTTCGCGCACTGATCCACGGCTCGCTTGACCGCCGCTCCGGATCCCGTCCTGTATCCGGCGAGGGCTTCTTCCAGCGCCTTCGGAACCGCGTCAATGGTGATCTTCTCAGGCATGGATCCCGACCCTCCTCTCACAGTACAGCTCGCACCAGTCCCCGTCCCGGAAGGAACGGTAAATGGCCAGCACCTCGCCCCTGTGCGTCGTCAGGCGGTCCTCGCCGTGATAGTACTCGCCCCGCACCGTGAAGACCGCCTGCGGTTTCAGCCCGATGGCCGCCGCCTGAAAGTATTCCCGCTGCGTGATCTCCGATTTCCGGGCGGGGACCCGGCGTCCGCCGATCACGACGGAGGTGTGCTCAATCGCCGTCGCCATAGGTCCCCTCCGTGTCGTATTTCATGGTCGCCCGGATATTCTCGTAGCATTTCCCCCAGCGCTCGGCGTCCGGCTCCGTCCAGCCGTAGGCCTTGACGTAGAACCGGACTGCCTGCACGTACAGGGGATGATTTTCCACGGGAGCGGTCACGCCGGCGGAGCGCAGATCGGCGGAGCAGGCGCGGATCAGCGCGAGGACCGTGGAATCATTGGTGTCGTCGTCCGCCGCGATCCCCGCCGCCAGCCGCGCCTCGGCGATTACGGTTTTTCCGGTCATGATCCGCTCCTCCTCTCATCAGGTGCCGCTCTTCAGCTCGGCAAACGCCTTGGTGGTCATGGGCTTGCCGTCCGCGAGGGTCCAGGCCGCATAGTCGGTCTTCCGGGCGAGAACGTGCTCCTCGTAGTGGATCTCCACGTCGGCGTTCATGTTGGAGGCGTAGCCCTTCGCAAAGTTACCGATGACGACCTTGCCAGCAGTCACGCCGTCCTCAGCCTTGACGGGAAGACCGAACATGCGGCCCACGCCGGAGGCAGTGACGTCGGGGATGAAGATCGGCTGCTTGACGTTGTCCACGATACCGGCGAGGAGAGTCCAGATCGTCGCGGAGGTCGCATAGATCGAGGAGCCGTTGAAGTAGCCCGCGGTGATCTTGGACATCGCCGTGATGATATTCTGGTATCCGATGCCATTGGCCGCGGTATAGGTCACGACCTGAGGAGTGTTGGTTTCACCTTCGAGAGCGGGGATCACGCCTTCGGGCTGGGAGTTCGTGGAACCGGAACCGGTGAAGAACGCGGCAGCGAGAGCGTTGGCCACCTTCTCGGAGAGCTTCCGTCTCAGGAAGGCTTCGAAGTTTTCGAGGGACATCTCATAGAGTTTCCACGAGACCGTCACGGCCTTGGAGAGATCATAGCCGTCCAGAGTCACAGCACCGGAGGTCAGAGCGCCTTCGGAGGTGGCGGTGGTCTCTGCGGTCCAGGCGCCGTCGCCGGTGATGTCCGCATAGGGGATGGAGACTTTGCCTCTGACGTAGGTCCGGGAGGGCTCGGAATCCGCGATGACCGGATGGAGCTGACCCATCTCTTCCCAGATGTCCTTCATCATGGTGGTCGGGATCAGGGCGGTGTGAGTGCCTGCGGTCTGAGTCGCGTTCAGCAGTTCAAGGTTGACCGCGTTGAAGGCTCCGGCCTCGTCCGCGTCCATCTGCTTGTGCATCATGGCCTTGAGGAAGGCGCGCTTGTACTCGGTGGACGCGAGGATCGTCTCACGGTCACCGGATACGGCGAGCACCGCGGCCTGCCCGGTCACGCGGGAGCCACGTTCCAGCGCCTCGAGGTTGGCTTCCGCCTTGGCCTCCTTGTCATACTGGGCGTCCAGGGCTTCGACCTCCGCTTTCTTCGCCTCGAACTCTTCGAGCTTGCCCTCGTCGAGCAGTCTCTTGGCCTCCGCCATCAGAGCGGCGCGGGATTCGTTGTACTTCTGTTTGTTCATCTTCTCTGTGCTCCTTTCAGCATCATGAATTTATAATCGGCCTCGGCCCGCGCCCTTGCGTCGGAACCGTTGTCCGTCCTGTTTCCGAGGATTCCCCTCAGTCTCTCGACGACCTCCGGGGAGATCGTCATGCCGGCAGCCGCCACAAGCGGTTCCGCCCCGGCTTCGTCCCCGAAGATCCCGTCGGCAAACCCCAGCTCCACGGCCTTTTCCGCCGTGATCCAGGTCTCCCGGTCCATCAGATCGAGAAGCGCCGCCCGCTCCATCCCGGTCTTCCGCTCATAAGCCGCCGAAATGGATTCGTTCGCTGTGCGGAGGACCTCCGCCGTGTGCTCCATCTCCCGGTAGTCCCCGGCAGTCCGCGTCGAGACGTTGTGGATCATCATCAGCGCGGTCGGCGACATCTCGCAGTGTCCCGCCATGGCGATCACCGACGCCGCCGAGGCCGCGAGGCCCGTCACGGCGATGTTCACCGGTCCCTTTTTGTAGCTCCGGAGAGCAGTGTAGATCTCGGACCCCGCATGGATGTCGCCGCCGCCGGAGGAGATCTCCACCTCCAGCGTCTCGCCGTCCGCGCAGGCCTCGATTGCCTTTTCCGCGTCTTTCGGACAGACCGCGTCGATCCCGAACCACTCATAGATCCACTTGTCATCGTCCCGGATGATGTCGCCTTTGATCTTCAGTTTCACTCTTCCTCACCTCCT